CAAGCAAGGTTTAGACGATAAATTTGACAGGACGATCACCGTTGATAAGGTCAAGAACTATTCGGTTCTGACTGAGACAATCAACGAAGTGACACATGGGATGGTTGGGTGACCATCCTTTTTTGTTATGATGTATTCATCAACAAAAGAGACACATGCAAACCCAAGAGATCAAAGGAAACCTTGCACGACTGCTCGCTACTGAGAACCTGATTGTAGAGCATCGCAAAACTACCACTGCATCTTTTGACGTTGACCGTCGCGTGTTGACTCTGCCGATGTGGGACAAAGCATCTGGCACAGTCTACGACATGCTAGTTGGTCACGAAGTCGGTCACGCTTTGTTCACTCCCAACGAAGACTGGCGTGACGTTGCTGACTGCCCTAAAGATTTTGTGAACGTCATTGAAGACGCTCGTATTGAAAAACTAATGAAGCGTAAGTTCCCTGGTCTCCGCAAGTCATTTGCTGGTGGTTACAAGGAACTGAATGACATGGACTTCTTCAGTATTCTTGATGAAGATCTCAGTCGCTTCAGTTTGATTGACCGTATCAATCTTCACTTCAAGATTGGTGCTAGTGCCATGATTCCCTTCTCAATTGAAGAGCAAGTGTTTGTTGCTCGCACTGATCTTGCAGAAACATTTGAAGAAGTGCTGCAGATTGCTGTTGATGTGCATGAGTTCTCTAACAAAACTGAAGAAGTAGCAGAGATGCCCGCACAATCTCCGCAGGGTGAAAGTGAAAACACCGATGGCGAAGAATCTGAGCAGCAAAACGAAGAGAGTCAACCTCAATCAATGCCTCAGAGCAGCACCAGTCAAAGTTCTTCTCCTCAGGAAACTGAAGAAGAAGAATTTGAAGATGAGGAAGATGATGACGAAGAATATTCTGGTGGTGAAACTTCTGAAACACAACGTGCATTTGATGGTGCTGCAGAAAAATTGTCATCACGTTCTTCTGGCAGAGATCCAATTTATGTTGAGATTCCTGAAGCAGTTAACCTAGATAAACATATTGTTGATTGGACTACTCTGCATGACTGGATTGATAGTCAAGCACAGGACCCTGAGCGATATGAACAAGTTGACAATCAATACTATGAGTTCCGTAAGCAATCTCAAAAGGAGGTAAACTATCTTGTTAAAGAGTTTGAGTGTCGTAAGTCTGCTGACGCTTACGCTCGTGCTGGTCAATCTAAAACTGGTGTGCTTGATACTTCAAAGCTACACACTTATCGTTATAACGAAGACCTTTTCAAAAAAGTAACTGTTCTTCCTGATGGCAAGAACCATGGTCTTCTGTTTGTTCTTGATTGGTCTGGTTCCATGGCAAACGAACTGCTTGCTACTGTAAAGCAAGTCCTAAATCTCACTGCTTTCTGTAAGAAAGTGCAAATTCCTTTTGAAGTTTATGCGTTCACTAACGACTGGTATGTCGTTGATCGTATTAAAAATGGAGACAACACTTACAGAGATACTACTTACGATAATGTTGAGAAGAATACCATTTTTATTAGCGATGAATGGTTTCACATGATGAATGTCGTTTCTTCTCGTTCCAACTCTCGTAACTATGAGCGTATGTGTAAGAACCTTTTCCGCGAAGCATCTGCATACAGAGGATATGGTGGTTATCAAACTACCATTGGCATGAGTCTTTCTGGAACTCCTTTGAATGAAGCTATTGTAATGCTCAATTACATTATTCCTGAATTCAAGAAGCAGAATGATCTGCAGAAAGTTAATGTCTGTATCCTCTCTGACGGTGAAGGTGGTTGTGCTGCATATGGTCACGAGATTTATATGGATCACAAAGACGAATATGCTGTTCGCCCTCGTCGCATTGACTATTATCAGGTTCTTCGTGATCGTAAGACTGGTCGCACTTATGAGAAGTTTGATTATGACAACGTTACCAACACTTTTATTCAGCAAGTTCGTGATCGCTTCCCTGAAGTAAACATGATCGGTTTCCGTATTCTTCCTGGCAATCAACTTTCTAGTTTTGTTGGTAAGTATGCAAAGTTTGAGAACTATTCTGCAGTGCAGAAACAGTGGAAGAAAGAAAAGTCTGCAATTATTCCTAACCCAATTGCATTCACTGCTTTGTATGCTATCTCCAATAATGCATTGAATGAAACTACTGAGTTCAATGTTGAGTCTGGTGCTAAGAAGGGAGAAATCTCTCGTGCATTCAAAAAAATGCTTGGTAGTAAAGCAACAAACAAGAAACTGCTCAACTCTTTTGTTGAGTATGTCGCTTGACGAACTGTCCACATGGGGTCGTCAGTGACCCCACCACACCCTATACTATATTCATCAACACAAAACACCAATGCCTTTCGCTCCCGTCCCCGTTTCAACTGAACAACTCGTTTCGTATCTCACCGATAACTGCGGTACTGAGGTAAACACGAAGCAACTGTTTGAAGCGTCTGAGCACTTCAACTGTTCTCTCGCTACTGTCAAGAAGCGCCTTAAAGATTACAAAAAAGGTATTGGCAAGTGGAACCTGACTGTGCAAGAACGCCTTGAGCAAACTCTTGCTGCTCCTGCCGCAATGCCTGCCGTTGAGCAGAACCTTATTCCTATCAAAGATGAGAACTTTGTTCCCTTTGGTAATTTTGCTGATGTCAAGAAGATTATCAAGTCTGGTATTTTCTATCCAACTTTCATTACTGGTCTGTCAGGAAATGGTAAGACTTTCTCGGTTGAGCAAGCATGTGCGGATCTAAATAGGGAATTGATTCGCGTGAACATTACCATTGAAACCGACGAAGATGATCTTATTGGTGGGTTTCGTCTTGTTGATGGCAACACTGTTTGGCATAACGGACCCGTCGTGGAAGCTCTTGAGAGGGGAGCTGTGCTGCTTCTAGATGAAGTAGATCTTGCCTCTAACAAAATCTTGTGTCTCCAGTCTGTTCTGGAGGGAAAAGGTCTCTTCCTGAAGAAGACAGGTCGGTATGTTCAACCTGCTAAAGGATTCACCATCGTCGCTACTGCCAACACCAAGGGCAAGGGTTCCGATGACGGTCGTTTCATCGGCACTAATGTTCTGAATGAAGCATTCCTTGAGCGTTTTGCTCTCACCTTTGAGCAAGAGTATCCTACTCCTTCTATTGAAACAAAAATTCTGATTCGTATTGCTGCATCTCTTGGCAAGCATGACGAAGAGTTCTGCACTAACCTTGCTAACTGGGCAGACATCATCCGCAAGACCTTCAAGGATGGTGGTATTGATGAAGTTATCAGCACCCGTCGTCTGGTCCACATCATGCGAGCATATGCTATCTGGAATGACCGTATGAAAGCAATCAAAGTTTGCGTCAATCGCTTTGATGAAGAAACCAAGCAGTCATTTGTTGAATTGTATGATAAGATTGATGCTGATGTTAACACCGAGGAGGAAAGTGAAGATGCCTGAACCAGGAGATTGTACTTTCATCGGCAGCGTTATCCAAATTAGTGGAGTAGGCGCTGCCCGAGTTACTAAAGTAGTTGATGATATCATTACAGTCATCAACCTTGACGGTAAAAGTCAAGAATGCTATTATGAAGATATTGAATACGTATGCACCCCGTGAACTACAAATACAATGAAGACGCTCTCCTGCAAGAGCTACGTGATTACATCGCAGGCACCTACAACCAACACTATTCTGCTGGCAATGACAGTATTCAAACGTTAGATTTGATTGAAGCATGTGGTGACGCTGAGGCATTCTGTCGCAGTAACATCCTTAAGTATGCTTCGCGGTATGATAAGAAGGGAACCGCCCGTCGTGATATCATCAAGATTCTTCACTACGGTTTACTCCTTCTTCACTTTTCTGATAAAACCTCCGTCACCGAACACTACAATCAATGAGCAACGTTATCCTGTCAAAGAAAACACTAGATGTCCTCAAAAACTTCTCCACAATCAACTCCTCTATCGTATTCAGAAAGGGAAGCACTGTACGAACAATTTCTAATGCAGAAAACATTCTCGCAAAGTTCACTGGCGAGGAAATATTTCCTGTGGACTTCGCGATTTATGATCTCAGTCAGTTTCTTTCTGGGATCTCTCTGTTTAACGATCCTCAGTTGGAATTCACATCTGGCGATTTTGTCAGCATCCGTGGCGGTCGTCAGTCTGCTAAGTACTATTTTTCTGATCCTGAGATTACGCTCAAAGGTGCTCCAGAAAAAAATGTGAAGTTTCCTGGTGCAGACATTCAATTTAATTTGAGTGGTGATGATTTGATTGCATTGCAGAAAGCATCTGCTGTGTATAGTCTTCCCGATCTCACCTTCCAGTCTGAGGAAGGATCTAATGAAATCAAACTTATCCTTCGGGACAAAGAAAATGATACCAGCAATACTTACGATCTCACCTGTGGTGGTTGTTGTACTGGCACCTTTTCTCTTGATCTTAAGATTGAAAACATTCGTGTTCTTCCTGGTGACTACACCGTTAAGGTCTCTCAGCACCTTATTTCTGAGTGGACGAACCAGAATGTTGACCTTATTTACTATGTGGCATTGGAACCTTGAAACATATTCTCTTTACCTTAAAAGATTGTACAAGGGACCTCCTAAATGACGAGGAGTTTATTAGAGATATTGTTTACAATACATCCAAAAAGTGTCAGTCAACACTACTGGCACTTCACTCGCACAAGTTTGATCCTCAGGGTGTAACTTGTGTTGCTATGCTTGCTGAGTCTCATATCAGCATTCATACGTGGCCTGAAAAAGGCATGGCGGTGTGTGATATTTTCACATGCGGTGAGCATACTAAACCCAAAAAGGGTGTAGAGTATATGCAAATGATGTTCAATGCCCAGGACATCATATCTAAATCATTTAAGCGACCATTGGAATGAGCAAAGAATTTTTGTGGGTGGAGAAATACCGCCCTAACATTGTTGAAGATTGCATTCTTCCTGCAAGCATCAAAGAGGTGTTTCAGGGTTTTGTCAACCAGGGTGAATTGCCCAATCTGCTGCTGAGTGGCACTGCAGGAGTGGGCAAGACCACCATCGCTAAGGCGCTGTGTGAGGAGATTGGTGCCTCTTACATCGTGATCAACGGATCGGATGAAGG